CTGGCATGGTATGAGCGGCAATTGGCGCGATTGGGTGTCGAGGTGCAGTTCAACAGCTATCTAGACGCAGGCGAGATTGGCGCGCTGGGGGCGGATGATGTGATCCTCGCGACCGGGTCCTTGCCTGCGGGAACCGGATTTCAAAAGGCGATCCCGCATGTGGCGGAGTTGCCGGGGATGGATGGCAATGTCTGGCCGGTCGAGGACGTGATGGGCCGCGCGGCGCGGCTGGGGCGGCGGGTGATCGTGCTCGATGAGGGCGGCAATTGGCGTGGCGGTGGGACCGCCTGGCATCTGGCCGAGGCGGGGCATCAGGTGGTGATTGTAACGCCGCAAGCCGTGGTCGGGCGCGAGTTGGAACGCTCTGCCGCCGATGTGCCGCTCCGGCGGCGGCTGGCGGCGCTGGGCGTGCGGTTTGTGACCGAGAGTGCCATCACCGGCTGGCAGAACGGCGGGGCCGAGGTGGTGGACCTCTTGACCGGCGCACGGTCGCATGTGGCAGCGGACAGTCTGGTGTTGGCCACGACCAATCGGGCGGATGTGAGTTTGCGGCAAGAGTTGGTGGACCTCGGCATTGCGGCCCTGCTGATTGGTGATGCGCATGCCCCGCGACTGGCGGCGCAGGCGTTTCACGACGGGCGCAAGACGGCGCTGACACTCTGAGGTCAAGAGCCTTGTAAGGCGGGCAGGGGCGACATACGATCCGAGGGCAGGGGAGGCAGAGAGCGGCGAGGAGGCAGCTCTCGTGCGGTATCGCCAAGCCGTTGGGTCGACATGGAATTTCTGGAGTATTCGCATAACCTCTGGCTGGTGGCGGCGTCGCTGAGTGTTTCGCTCGTGGCGGCCTTTACGGGGTTTTCGCTGACCCGTGGCATCGCGGCACAGCCCGTGGCCATGCGTAAACTCTCTGTGACATTGGCGGCGGTGGCGCTGGGCGGGGGCATCTGGTCGATGCATTTCGTGGCGATGCTGGGGCTGCAACTGCCGATTCCGATTTATTACGATGCGATGATCACGCTTGGGTCCGCTCTCATTGCGATCCTGATGGTGGGGGTGGCGCTGCTCCTCCTGCATTTTTATCCGCGCACGCGGGCGAGCCTGACGGCGTCGGGCTGTGTCATTGGCCTTGGCATCGTGGCGATGCATTATCTGGGCATGTCTGGCCTACAGCTCTGTCGGGCGGTTTATACGCTGCCGGGGGTGGTGTTTGCGGTGGTGGCTGCCTGTGGGCTGAGCGTGGCGGCGATCTGGGTGGCCTATGGACAACGGCGGCCGCGTAATATCCTGCTCGGCACGCTGGCCTTTGGCTCTGCCGTGTTCCTTGTCCATTTCGCGGCGGTGTTCGGCACGCGGTTTGTGGCGGTGCCGACGGTGCAGGAAATCGGGCCGCTGATGGGCAATGAGGTGCTGGCGCTGGGGGTGCTGGTTAGTTCCTTTGTGCTGTGTGGCGCGTTTTTGCTGACGGGGGTCACTTTTCTGGCGCAGGGGGTCAAAGGAGAGGCGGCGGTGCCGGTCGAGGCAGAGGTGAAACCTGCCCAAGTCCTGCAGCGGATACCCTACGAGCAGCACGGGCAGACGCATTTCATCGACGCGCGCGATGTGGCGTTTCTGCGGGCCGAGGGGCATTACACGCTGCTCTATGCTGGGCCCAACAAGTATTTCTGCGGCTGGTCGATCACCGAGGCCGAGCGGCGTTTGAGCCCCGGTCCGTTTCTCAAGGTGCATCGCAGCTATCTGGTGAACCCTGCGCATGTGTCGCATTTCGAGCGGCGCAAGGACAATGGGCTGTGCCATTTTAGGCTTGGCGGACAAGATGTTACCACGCCTGTCAGCCGCTCGCGTCTGGCGGAGTTGCGTGAGGCTCTGGGTCTCTGAGCGGGGCACGCGCGGTCTGATTTACTTTCCTTAAACCTTTGACGGTCTGATGCCTCTCAAGCGGGCAAGAGGCCCGGCATGAGCGGGATCAAGGAGAGCAGCGCGATGATACTGGATTTCTTTCGGCAAGGGGGCACGGCGCCGGACGCAGCGCCCGAGCAGAAGGCAAGTGCCACGGGCCGCGTGATGGCCTGGCATGGCGCGGGGCGTGTAGCCTGGAGCCCGCGCGATACGGTCAGCCTGACGCGCACCGGGTTTGCCGGTAATCCGGTGGGGTTTCGCTGTGTCAAGATGATTGCCGAGGCAGCGGCGGCGCTGCCGCTGGTGTTGCAGGATTGCGAGCAACGCTTTGCCGTGCATCCGGTGCTGAGCCTGATCAAATGCCCCAACCCGGCGCAGGGGCGGGCGGAGCTATTCGAGGCGCTTTACGGCCAGCTCTTGCTGACCGGCAATGCCTATATTGAAGCGGTGGGGGCAGGCGGTGTGCCGGTCGAGTTGCACGTGCTGCGTTCAGATCGGATGAGCGTGGTGCCGGGGTCGGATGGCTGGCCTGTGGCCTATGAATATGCCGTGGCGGGGCGCAAGCATCGGTTCGATGTGCGCGAGGGTGTGCCGTGTGTCTGTCACATCAAGAGCTTTCATCCGCAGGACGATCATTATGGGCTGAGCCCGCTTCAGGCGGCGGCGCAGGCGGTGGATGTGCATAATTCGGCAAGCCGCTGGTCCAAGGCTCTCTTGGACAATGCCGCGCGGCCGTCTGGTGCGATTGTCTACAAGGGCCCTGAGGGGCAGGGGGCGATGTCGGGCGATCAATATGACCGGCTGGTGAGCGAGATGGAGGCGCATCATCAGGGTGCGCGCAATGCCGGGCGTCCGATGCTGCTGGAGGGCGGATTGGATTGGAAGCCGATGGGGTTCAGCCCGTCAGATATGGAATTCCAGAAGACCAAGGAGAGTGCGGCGCGCGAGATTGCGCTGGCCTTTGGGGTGCCGCCGATGCTGCTTGGCATCCCCGGCGATGCGACTTTTGCCAATTATCAGGAAGCGAACCGGGCATTCTATCGGCTGACGGTGTTGCCGTTGGCGATGCGGGTGGCGGCGACCGTGGCGGCTTGGCTGGGGCGGATGAGCGGCGAGGCGTTGGACCTCGCCCCCGATCTCGATCAGGTGCCGGCGCTGGCGGCAGAGCGCGATGCGCAATGGGCGCGGGTGAGTGCGGCGGATTTCCTGAGTGAGGCGGAAAAGCGGAGCCTCTTGGGTCTGCCTGCCGTTGCGGCGGAGGAGGCGGATGGCTGAGCGGGGCGCGCCGCCGCCGCGCTATGGGTTCGAGGCGTTCGATTGCGCGCCGGGGCTGCGGCTGGAGGCGCATGAACGGGTCTCGGAATTGCAGACGCGTGCGCTGACCGAACGTCAGGAGCGGATGGAGGTGGCGTTGGAGCGGTTGGAGCGACGGCTGTGGCTGGCGGTCTACGGCGTGGCGGCGGCGATACTGGCGCAGGCGTTTCAGCCGCTTTTGGCGGTTTTGCCGGGGTGAGACAGAGCGAAAAGGATGAGGCGGATGGAGATGGACTTGGGATTGGAGCGCAAGTTCGCGCGGCTGGATGGCACGATGCTGAGCGTGAGCGAGGCGGGGCAGATCGAGGGCTATGCCAGCCTCTTTGGCGCGCCCGATCAAGGGGGCGATATTGTCGAGCGCGGTGCCTATGCGGCCTCGCTCGGGCGATTGGCCAAGGAGGGGCGGCGGGTCAAGATGCTGTGGCAGCATGATCCGGCGCAGCCCATCGGCATCTGGGACGAAGTACGCGAGGATGCGCGCGGTCTCTGGGTCAAGGGGCGGCTTTTGGAGAGTGTGGAGCGGGCGCGCGAGGCGGCGGCGCTGATCGCGGCGGGGGCGATTGACGGGCTGAGCATCGGCTATCGCACGCTGCGCGCGGCGAAGAATGACAAGGGCCAGCGGCTCTTGCGGGAACTGGAGCTTTGGGAAGTGTCGCTGGTGACATTTCCGATGCTGCCCAGTGCGCGGGTGACGGCCAAGGGCGATGCCCTCGACGCCCAAACCCTGCGCGAGATGGCGGCGGCGTTTGACGCGGCCCGCCGGGAGATGGCGCAGGTGTAGCGCCCGACGACGACCCAAACCTGAAGGATGGAATGATGATGACCCAAGCAAAGGCTCGGGCCGGGGAAGATCTGTCTCCGGTGGCCGAGGTGAAATCCGCAGTGGCGGGGTTTCTGAGCGAATTCAGTGGCTTTCGGGCCGAAATTCACAACCGACTGCAACAGCAAGAAGAGAAAATGACAATGTTTGAACGCAAATCCATCGCGCTTGCGCGTCCCCATCTCTGCGCGACCTCGGACGGGTCCGCGCCGCATCGCAAGGCGTTTGACGCCTATTTGCGCGGCGGTGACGATGACGGGCTGCGCGGCCTCGAACTGGAGGGCAAGGCGCTCAATACCGCGATTGCGGGGGAGGGCGGTTATCTGGTTGATCCGCAGACCGCCGACACGATCCGCTCGGTGCTGAGCACGACCGCGTCGGTCCGGGCGGTGGCCAATGTGGTGGCGGTCGAGGCCACCAGCTTTGACGTGCTGGTGGATCACACCGATGTGGGCCATGGCTGGGCCACGGAAAGCGGCACGGTGTCGGAGACCGACACGCCGGTGATCGACCGGATCAGCATCCCGCTGCATGAACTGAGCGCATTGCCCAAGGCCAGCCAGCGGTTGCTGGATGACAGCGCCTTTGACGTTGAGGGTTGGCTTGCGGGGCGCATCGCCGACAAGTTCGCGCGCGCAGAAGCGGCGGCCTTTGTGTCGGGCGACGGGGTGGACAAGCCGCGCGGATTTCTGACGCATCCGAGCGTGGACAATGACGTCTGGGTCTGGGGCAATCTGGGCTATGTGCCCACGGGCGTTGCGGGCGCCATTGCCGGGCCTGATCCTATTGTCGATCTGGTCTATGCCTTGGGCGCGCAATACCGCGCCAACGGCACCTTTGTGATGAATTCCAAGACCGCAGGCACCGTTCGCAAGATGAAGGATGCCGATGGGCGGTTTCTCTGGTCGGACGGTCTGGCCGCCGGAGAGCCTGCGCGGCTGATGGGATACCCGGTGCTGATTGCCGAGGATATGCCCGACATTGCGACGGGCGCCAATGCCATCGCCTTTGGCGATTTTCACGCAGGCTATACCGTGGCCGAGCGGCCCGATCTGCGGGTGTTGCGCGATCCCTACAGCGCCAAGCCGCATGTGCTTTTCTACGCGACCAAGCGGGTGGGCGGCGATGTGTCCGATTTCAAGGCGATCAAGCTCTTGAAATTCGCCGTCTCCTGAGGACGCGGCGACGGGGCGAGGGTGATCCCCTCGCCTCGGGGCGCGTGCCGTTCGGGCGAGGCGTTGTCCAACTGTCCCCTCCGTCCGTGCAACGCGGAACGGCGCGCGCCTGAACCACCGGAGGGGTCCGGGATATATGGAGTAGGTCCATGATGTTAATCGAAGAAACTGCGGTGCCCCCGACCGCGCTGCCGCTGGCGGAGTTCAAGGCGCATCTGCGGCTGGGCACGGGGTTTGCCGATGACGATATCCAGGACCCGGTTCTGGAAAGTTTTCTGCGCGCGGCGCTGGCGGCGATCGAGGGTCGCACGGGCAAGGTGCTGCTGGAACGTGAGTTTTCCTGGGCGCTGCATCAGTGGCGGGACGCGACAGGGCAGGCCTTGCCGGTGGCGCCGGTGAGCGCTGTGCTGAGCCTTGGTCTGCGCAACCGGGCGGATGAGGTCGAGGTGATCGACCCCGCCCTTTACCGGCTGGAGCAGGATGCGCATCGGCCCTTGGTGCGGCCCTTGGGCACATTCCTGCCAGTTATCGGGCACGGCGCTGTGGCAGAAATCCGGTTTCGCGCGGGCTATGGAGCGGATTGGTCTGATCTGCCAGCCGATCTGGCGCAAGCGGTGCTGATGCTGGCGGCACATTATTACGAGTACCGGCATGACACGAGCCTGAGCAGCGGCTGCATGCCCTTTGGGGTGGCCAGCCTGATTGAGCGCTATCGCACGGTGCGGCTGTTGGGCGGGGGGGCGCGGTGATGGCGGGCCCGAGGCTGAACCGGCCCTTGGTGCTGGAGGGCGCGGTGCGTCTGCCGGATGGGGCGGGCGGTTTCACGGAAGTCTGGGAGGCGCGGGGCACGCTCTGGGCCGAGGTCAGCGCGCGCACGGGCCGAGAGGCCGAGGCCGAGGGTTTGGCTGTGGCACGGGCGGGCTACCGGATAACGGTGCGGGCCGCGCCACAGGGGTCGGCATCGCGGCCAGAGGCCGGGCAAAGGCTGCGCGATGGCGCGCGGATTTTCGCGATCCTGTCGGTGACGGAGGCCGATGGCGCGGGCCGATACCTGAGCCTCTGGGCGCAAGAGGAGGTGGTGCCATGAGCTATGCGATGGCAGCAGGATTGCAGGTGGCGGTCTATCAGCGGCTGGCGCAGGATGCGGCGCTGAGCGCGCTGGTGGGCGGCGCGATCCATGATGCGGTGCCGCCCGGTCGGGTGCCGCCGCTTTATGTGACGCTTGGTCCTGAAGAGGCGCGCGAACGCGGCGATGGCACGGCGGGCGGGGCCTGGCATCGGTTCACCGTCACGGTGGTGAGCGAGAGCGCCGGGTTTCAACAGGCCAAAGTGGTGGCGGGCGCTGTCAGCGATGCGCTGGTGGGGGCTGAGCTTTCCCTCGTCCGCGGACGGGTGAGCAGCCTGAATTTCCTGCGTGCCCGCGCGCGGCGCGAAACAGGCGGACAGGCGCGGCGGATCGACCTGACCTTTCAGGCGCGCGTCGATGAGGACGCGTAACCTTTAATCTTTGGAGTGACGACAATGGCGGTACAGAATGGCAAGGACCTGCTGGTCAAGATCGACCTGAACGGCAGCGGAAATTTTCAGACGGTGGCGGGGCTGCGCGCCACGCGCGTCAGTTTCAACGCGGAAAGCGTGGATGTGACCAGCCTCGAATCCGCAGGGGGCTGGCGCGAATTGCTGGCGGGCGCGGGTGTGAAATCCGCAAGCATCAGCGGCTCGGGAATCTTTCGCGATGCCGATAGCGATGCGCGGGCGCGGCAAATCTTCTTTGATGGGGAAATGCCGGATTTTCAGGTGGTGATCCCCGATTTCGGCACCATCGAGGGGCCATTCCAAGTGACGGCGATCGAATATGGCGGCACCCATGATGGTGAGGCGACCTATGAGCTGGCGCTCGCCTCTGCGGGACAGTTGACCTTTACGGTGCTGTGATCGTGATGGCCAACCCCTGGGCAGGCGAGGTGGCGTTGGTGATCGGCGGAGAGCAGCAGGTGATGCGGCTGACGCTGGGGGCCTTGGCCGAGTTGGAGGCGGGGTTGGAGAGCGGCTCGCTCGTCGATCTGGTGGCGCGGTTCGAGGGCGGGGCGTTTTCCACGCGCGATGTGCTGGCACTGATCGTGGCGGGGCTGCGCGGGGGAGGCTGGCGCGGATCGGCGGCGGATTTATTGAGTGCCGACATCGAAGGCGGACCGCTCGCGGCGGCGCGGGCGGCGGCGGAACTCTTGGCGCGGGCCTTTGCCCTGCCGGA